AGGATCGAGCATCTCATGCTGGCACATTAGTAGGCCAGATCGGTAACGGCGAACAACTAACAATGGATCACACGCATTCAAAGATTCAAGAGTTCAACGAGTTAATCCAATGTATGGGTGCGGATTACGTTAAAAACTTTGCTGGTTCTACGGTTAACCCATTCAATGAAAACCGCATTGTAGAAACAGATGAGTGTTGGTCAGTGCACAGCTATGCTGGTGACTACAACCCAATACACGATCATGGCACTAAAACTCTGATGGGTGTGAGTTGTACTTGCTGGACTAAAGTGCCACAACAGATATTAGATCAGCCAACCTCTGGCACAAGCGAATATGGTTTGTATAATTCCAGCGGTCATTCGGATGGGTGTATTAACTTTCAATATGGCACTGGATCGTTACTAGATACAGAGCGATTACGTCCACCACAGATGGTCATTATGAAACCCGAAGTGGGTAAGTTTTTTATGTTCCCCTCGTGGTTACAACATAGTGTGTATCCATTCAAAGGGGATGGTGAGCGAAGAACGGTAGCAGCTAATTTAAACGTATGGAAGGTAACACCCGATGGAACAAAACACTGAAGAAACCCCAGTAGTCACGATCTTTGGCGAAGAATATAAGCTAGAAGACCTCAAGCCAGAGGAGCATCGTCAGATTGTCAGGTTGCAAAATCTCAAAGAAAGGTTACAAACTACGGTAAACCAAATAGCTGGTTTACAGGAGGATGCACATGACCTACAACTTGCGATTGCTAAAAGAGAAATGGATCTCAAGAACTCCGTCAAAGTGGTTGAAGAAGAATCTCAAGAGGAGGCTATCCAATAATGGATTTCATGGAAATTTGGACACTTGTTACTACGGTTGTCACAATAGCCAGTGCAGTTACTGCGGCTACCCCAACGCCTAAAGACGATGCCTTTATGGGTAAGTATGTTTACCCAATTATTGAGTATATGTCGCTGACGATAGGTAAGGCCAAGCAGCAAGCACCTACTGAGAAGTAATCGTGGATGATGGTCTTGCAAAAGCAATGGGTATGGATGATCAGGGGCAAAAAGCCTTGCAAGAAATAAATGCACATGAAAGAGAGTGCGCTTTGCGTTACGAAAGGATTGAGGAGAGACTAACCGATGGGTCAAGAAGATTTGACCGCATCGAGCGAATGTTATGGGGCGTAATAATTTTAATTATCGGGAGCCTGTTGGTTCCCCAGTTCTTAGGAGCTTAACATGAGCGATGGTAACTCAATTAAAGTACCTACTTGGGCATTACCCATAGGTGCAGCATTAGTATCTGGTGCAATAGCATGGGGATCTATGCAGGCACAAGCTGCTGCTACGGCTGATGAAGTCGCAGAAATTAAGGTAAAGGTTGAACAGGCCGATACAACGGGAAAGCTGAATGCACAGGCGATAGATCAGATAACGACATCGCTTGCACAGATGAACGAGACAGCACGAGACTCGGACGCGAAGCTACAGACGTTGATCGAACTGATGATCAAGCAGGCTCAGTAGAATACGACCCCGAAAATCCTAATCTGTTTTGTGATCTGCGAGAGTGGAATAACTTACGACTAGTACAACCACCTGCCAAACGGCATGAAGTGGCAATGGATTGGCTCAAGTTTAACTTTCAACAGTGCGGGTATGGGGCGTATATCTACGTGAGAAACACCATGCCAAGAGTTTTAGGTACAGCACATCAGATTGATATAGAAATGCTTACTTGGGATCTGGTCGAGCCACAGGCTGAAAAAACTCAAGCCATCCAAAAGAAAAGACGTATATGACGTTAATGATCTTTATGCTGATTATGTTGGACTCAGGCGGTAACAAAACTGGGGTAGAGCTTGCATTCCAAGAATTAACCAGTTGCATTGAGTACCGTGACGCCTTAGTTATGCAGTCTACTCATGTTCATAACCATGTGGTTGGTCGGAAGACAAGTAAGTTTGATGCGTATTGTGAAGTAAGGCTTATACCGCAAAGCGAAGCAGGGAAAGGTAACTATATTTTTCGAGATCCAAAGATAAAAAATAAAGATGACTGACATACCGCCTTTTCCTAACAGCATTCAAGCGCAACCGCCGAATGCAAAACATCAAATACACAAGATCGAAACGGAAAGGTTGCAAGTCAGAGAAACAAATAGACATAGAGAGGTTGTTACAACTTACTACGATCAAAAAACTTACTTGTATAAAAACGGTGGGTTGAGCGAAACGACTCCGAAAGCAACAGGACAACACATTTTGGTGACTGTATGAAAACTAAAGAAGTTTATAACTACAAATGCACTTTAGTCAGAGTGATTGATGGTGACACGATTGATGTAGATATAGATCTTGGGTTTGATGTATGGCTTAGGAAACAAAGAGTCAGGCTGCATGGCATAGACACACCCGAATCTCGTACCCGAAACAAAGCAGAAAAGGTCTTAGGTCTTGCTGCTAAAGAGTTTCTGACACAACAGTGTCGCGGTACATTTAAGATTGCATCCATGGGTCGAGGTAAGTACGGACGCATACTTGGAATACCTTACACAGAGACCGGAATTGACATATGTAAGTTGTTAATTAAGACAGGTCATGCGGTAGAATACTACGGCGGTAAGAAAACTAAGGTGTGGGCATGAGTATCGTTACACAGCTTGTCGGACCAGTTACAGGTCTGTTAGACAAGTTTATCGAAGACAAAGATCAAAAAGCTGCTCTTGCTCACGAGATAGCTACGATGTCAGAGCGCCATGCTCAAGAGGCGCTTAAAGGTCAACTTGAGATAAACAAAGCAGAGGCTACACATAAGTCGTTATTTGTTGCTGGGTGGAGACCCTGCATTGGCTGGGTGTGTGCGTTGGGCCTCTTTTACAACGTGATCTTAGCAAACATTATAGGTATTTGGATTGATGTGCCAGAAGTGGACACCACCCTGCTCGTTCCTGTAATGATGGGTATGCTCGGCCTTGGAGCAATGAGATCTTACGAAAAAGTACAAGGCGTAAGCAGAGAGAAATAAATGGAAAGATTATTAAAGATGATAAAACTGCATGAGGGCGTTAAATCTCATGCGTACCAATGCACGGCTGGTAAATGGACGATAGGTGTAGGTAGAAACATAGATGAAGAAGGTGGTTTGGGTCTCAATAACGAAGAGATAAACCTACTGCTCATAAACGATGTAGAACGTGTTAAAGGAGAATTAGGCGCTGCATATTTTTGGTTCCCTGCGTTAGATGAAGTAAGACAAGCGGCTATGATAGATATGTGCTTTAATCTGGGTTTGAGTCGTTTACGAGGCTTTGTAAAGGCAATCGAGGCTATGTCTAGGCAAGAATATGACAATGCTGCCGATGAGTTTTTAGATAGTAGATGGGCATCTCAGGTAGGACAACGTGCAATACGTGTCACTGAAATGATTAGAACAGGTGATTATCAAGAATGACCTTACAGAAGTTCGTATTTAAGCCGGGAGTAGATAGAGAGAACACTCGTTATACGAGTGAAGGCGGCTGGTACGAATGTGACAAGATAAGGTTTCGCTCTGGTATGCCGGAAAAGATAGGTGGGTGGAACCGCATATCTACCAACTCGTTTTTAGGTATTGCTAGATCGTTGTTTTCTTGGGTTACGTTGGGTAGTCAGAAGCTATTAGGTGTAGGCACTAATCTAAAGTTCTACATAGAACAGGGTGGAACGTATTATGACATTACCCCCATACGAGCCACTGTATCGCTTACTGACCCTTTTACCACGGTAAGTGGATCTACCACTGTAACAGTTACAGATGCTGCGGGTGGATACATAGACGATGACTTTGTAACGTTTAGTGGAGCGTCTGCTGTAGGTGGCCTTACGCTTAATGGTGAGTTTCAGATAACATATTTAACAGGAAACACGTACACCATAACAGCAAGTGAGGCTGCAAGTTCTTCAGCTTCGGGTGGGGGGTCTGTATCCGCTGTGTACCAAATAAACACTGGCCCCTCTGTTGCAGAAACGCTAGTTGGTTGGGGTGCTGCTGGTTGGGGTCTGGGTACGTGGGGCGTAGGTGTAACATCTACTGATGCACTGCGTTTGTGGACTCAATCTAATTTTGGTGAAGATCTTATTTTTGCTGCTCGTGGGGGTAACTTATTCTTCTGGGATGCTACTGATGCGCTAACAACTCGTGGCGTGTTGCTATCTAGTGAGACCGGCGCGTCTAACGTCCCTGTTAAAGTAAACACCGTGCTTGTATCAGACAACCGATTTGTATTTTGTTTTGGCACTAATGTGCTTGGTAGCACGGATATAGATCCTATGCTGTTACGTTGGTCTGACCAAGAGAACGCACTTAACTGGACTCCTTCATCCACTAATCAAGCAGGTGATCTGCGGTTGTCTAAAGGCTCGTCAATCATAACTGCTATACAAGGCCGACAGGAAATACTGGTTTGGACGGACTCTGCTTTGTATGCGTTACAGTATGTGGGCGCACCTGCGGTATGGTCGTCTCAGACGGTTGGAGAGAACTTATCTATTGCATCCCCTAACACTGTGGCCTACGCAAACGGTGTAGCTTATTGGATGGGTGTAGGTGGGTTTTACAGATATGACGGTAGAGTGCAAACGCTGCCTTGTTCGGTTAAACGGTACATATTTAACGATTTTAACGAAGAGCAGTACGATCAGGTATTTGCAGGTACTAACGAAGGGTTTAGTGAAATATGGTGGTTCTACTGTTCTTCTAGTTCTACAACTATAGACCGCTACGCTATATACAACTATGAACAGAATATCTGGTACTACGGTAATTTAGCTAGAACCGCATGGATAGATTCGGGTATTAGAGACTTTCCGCTAGCTGCAACTTACAACAACAATGTAGTCAATCACGAGGACGGTATAGATGATAACGAGACAGGCACTAATGCAGGTATTAGCTCGTTTATAACATCAGCGCAGTTTGACCTAGATGATGGTCACAAGTTTGCGTTTATACAAAAAGTATATCCAGACGTAACCTTTGACGGGTCTACAGCAGAAAGCCCTAGTGCTACGTTATCTTTGTTTGCAGCACAAAACTCTGGTTCGGGACGTAACTCACCAGCCTCAGAAGGC